AGTTTGGTTCAAATAAATTCAAACAGTTCCCTGCATATTCTGGGCGGTCAGGTCGTGGATCTCGCGGATGGTTCATTTATCCAACCCTTCGCAGAATTCAGCCTGAATTGATTAACAAGTGGGAAGACAGTTTTAATCGCATCATTAAGGAATGGGTCTAATGGCAACCGGTAATCGCACACTCAAACTCTCGATCCTTGCCGATGTCGATGATCTTAAAAAGAAATTAGGCGAAGCCGATAAGGTAGTCGAAACTAATTCAAGCAAGATTTCAGAGTTTGGAAAAAAGGCCGCTGCTGCATTTGCCATAGCTGCTGCTGCTGCCGTTGCCTATGCCGGCAAATTAGCCATTGATGGAGTCAAATCCGCCATTGAGGATGAGCAGGCACAGTTAAGGTTGGCTGCTGCATTAAGGACTGCCACAGGCGCAACAGATGGCCAAATACAGGCAACTGAGGATTACATAAGCAAGACTGCTTTAGCGGTTGGAATAGCCGATGATGAATTAAGGCCGGCATTCCAGAGGCTTGCGGTATCTACTAAAAACACAACTGAAGCTCAAGAGTTATTGACCCTTGCTTTAGATATTAGCCGAGGTTCAGGGAAAGAATTAGAAACTGTTACAAATGCTTTAGGCAAGGCTCAAGATGGTAACACTACCTCACTTGGTCGATTAGGTTTAGGTTTATCAAAGGCTGAATTATCTACTTTATCATTTACGCAAATCCAAGAAAGATTATCTGATCTTTATGGTGGCGCAGCAGCTCGTAATGCTGAAACCTTTCAAGGCAGAATTGATCGATTAAAGGTTGCATTTGATGAAGCAAAAGAAGCTGTTGGTGTCTTTTTATTGCCTATTATTGAAAGATTAATTGGTTATATTTTTGAATATGGCACTCCAATTGTTGATAAATTTAAAGCAGCATGGGATGTGATACGCGCTGCTATTGAAAGAAATAGAAAATCATTTGAGGAATTTGGTCAAATCTTAATTAATGTCGTATTTCCAATAGTTCAAAAGATATTTGGCTTTATGTTGGATGTCGGTGTTAAAGCAGCAGCAGCCATTATTGACGCATTTGGAAAAATCGTTGGAGCAATAACTCCAGTTTTGAATTTTATTATTTCAGCAATTAACAAAGTAATTGATGGCATCAACTTGGTTAAAGGCGGAGCAGATATACAAAAATTGAGTGCTGTTGGTGCAGCATCCGGTGGTTCAATTAGCGGTGGTGGTTTAGGTCAAGTAGGTGGATTAGGAGCTGGTGGATTTACTGGCGGTGGCAGCGGTGGTGGTGGTGCTACTGGCGGTGCAGGTGGTGGCGTTGGTGGTGGCTTAATTGGTGGAGCAGTTGGCGCAACTAGCCTTCAAAACTTAGCCGATCAATTACTTAATGTCCAAGATAAATTTGCAGATTTAACTTTCCAAGTTGCAACTGGTGGAATTTCTCGATCAGCTGCTCAAAAACAATTTGATGCACTTGAAGCCCAATTTAGAGTATTAGAAAAACAAGGCAAAACCCTTGCAGCAAATCCAAGTATTGTAATTAATGTATCAGGTGCAGTAGATCCCGAAGGAACTGCCAGAGCTGTGGCAAATAGCCTTAATAGTCAAGCAGCTAGATCGGTTACCGCATTACGAGATAGAGTTAATTAATGTCAGTTTTTGATCCTGATTGGAAATTAACTGTCGGTGGCGTCGATTATACTAATATCGCTATATCAGATGTCCAACACCAAGCAGGTCGATCTGACATCTACCAACAGGCACTTCCTTCATATATGCAAGTCACGCTGGTTGCATTAAATAACCAAACACTTCCATTTGATATTAACGATTCTTTTGATTTGCAAGTTAAAGACTCAACTGGATCTTATGTTTCATTATTTGGTGGCGATTTAACGGATGTTACAGTTGGAGTTTTACAAACAGGTGCAACAGCCACAGTTGTTCAATACACGCTTTTGGCTATGGGTTCACTTGCTAGATTAACCAAAGAAATCTTTAATGACAACATTTCGCAAGATGAAGATGGCGACCAAATTTATGAGATTCTTTCAAGTGTATTGCTTGGAACTTGGAATGATGTGCCAGCAGCTTCTCAATGGTCAACTTATGATGCAACCGAAACTTGGCAATATGCCGTCAATTTAGGGCTTGGCGAAATAGATCAGCCGGGTCTTTACACAATGAGTTCCCAATCAAATGTTACTGACACGATTTACAATGTTGTTTCAGATATTGCAACTTCAGCATTTGGTTATATTTATGAGGACAATGCCGGTAACATAAATTATGCAGATGCAGACCATAGGCAAAATTATTTGTTTAACAATGGTTATGTTGAACTAGATGCTCGCCATGCGTTAGGCGCTGGCTTATCTACAATTATGAGATCAGCAGATGTTCGCAATGATATTTATATAAATTATGGCAATAATTACAATTCACAGGTTGATGCCACAGATGCCGCTTCAATTGCCCTATATGGCTACAAAGCCGAAACGATTAACTCTCGTGTTCATGGCGCGACCGATGCTCAAGATATTGCCGATAGATACATAGCCCAAAGAGCTTACCCAATACCAGCATTCCAATCGATCACATTCCCAATCACTAACCCTGAAATTGATAACGCAGATCGGGATGATCTGCTAGCTGTATTTATGGGAATGCCAGTAGATATTCAAAATCTGCCTGCTCAAATCTCAGGTGGAGCTTTTCAAGGTTATGTTGAGGGCTGGTCATGGAGCACTCGGTTTAATGAACTGTTTCTCACCATTAATGTTTCTCCAGTTGCATTTAGCCAAGTGGCGATGCGTTGGAATACCATGCCAATAACAGAGGCTTGGAACACAATAGACCCAAGTTTGACTTGGGAGTACGCTACAATAGTCGCATAGGAAAAGGATAAAATGGCAACTACTACCAATTACAGCTGGAGCACTCCAGACGATACCGCGCTGGTCAAAGATGGTGCAGCAGCAATTCGCACACTTGGATCATCTGCTGACACAACAGTTAAAGCATTAAATCCGGGAACTACTGCTGGAGATATTGATTATTACACAACATCAACTACAAAAGCCCGAATTGGTATTGGAACGGCTGGCCAAATTCTTAAAGTCAATTCTGGTGCAACTGCTCCAGAGTGGGGCGCACCAACTTTTTCTGGAGTTTTTGTTCGTCAAAGTGCCGCAACGACAAGTATTTCAAATAATACTAACACAACAGTACTTTTTGATACTGAAGAATTTGATACTGACGCCTATCATTCAACTTCCACCAATACAAGTCGTATTACAATCCCTGCTGGTAAAGCAGGAAAATATGCTATTAACTCTGCTTTCTTTTTCCAAGAAAATGCAAATGGGGCTAGAGTATTAAATATACACAAAAATGGCAGCAATTATGCTAGGTCGCAAATGCCACCTAATTCAGTTTCACAAATAGCCGTAACACTCAATCTTGTAATGGATTTGGCAGTAAATGATTATATTGAAGTTGTCGTTTTTCAAAACTCAGGTGGGTCATTAAACTTATATGGCGGTTCAGCACCAATTCAAGGCTTGTTTTCCGCTTATCTGATAGGAGTATAAATGGAACTATGGGAAGAAGTTATTGCAGCGTATCCAGAAATTAATCCAACTGATAATTTTGAATCTCTTGGTATTTTTCTACAAGATAATGGTGATGGCGCATACATTGCTAAATGGGAATACAAAAAACCATTGACCAAAGAATTGCAAAAACACCTGCGTAAATGAAGGCTTGGTTATCTAAAGCTGCTGAAACCTTTAGGGAACAAGTAAATGACTGCTTCCCTGATCGCAAGCGCACAGCTGATGGATGGATTGGTGATGCTCGCCATTCAGCCAGAGTCAGTCAGCATAACCCGAATGAACAGGGTGAGGTATGTGCCATCGACATTGACGCTCGCCTATCTGACCAAGAAGGGCTTAGTTTCGATTTGGCAGATCAGGTTCGACTCGCAGCAAAAAAGGATAAGCGTATTTATTATGTGATCCACGCTGGAAAAATTGCTAGTGCTAGATCATTATGGAAGTTTAGAAAATATACCGGAATTAATCCCCATCATAAGCACATCCATATCTCTTTCAAACCAAATCAAAATGGCAAGAAGTTCGACATCCCACTACTGAAAGGCAATTAATGAAACTAACCAAAAAACACAAAGCAGCAATTAAGTCATATTTGAGAGCTGTCGCAGCTAGTGGAATAACAGTTGCTTTAGCAATAGTGGCTGACATTCATCCAGCCTATGCAACTATGCTTGGTGCGATTGTTGCGCCTATTGCCAAAGCGTTAGATCCAAAGTCAGGGAGCGAAGCGGATTATGGAATTAATGCGTCATGACCGCAAACGAATGGGTTGGCATAGCCGTTGGCGTATGCGCCGTATCAACCAGTTTATTAGTGGGTCTGCGCTTTCTTATTAAATCGTATTTATCTGAACTTAAGCCCAATTCAGGAACATCGATCAAAGATCAAATTTCCAGATTAGAAACTCAAAGTTTGCATCTGCAACAGCGTGTTGATGATCTGTTCGTCTTAATTAGTAAGCGATAATTTCTTCTATGGCGAACACACGAAAACGCACACCACGCAAAAAGGTTAATCGGAGAGTAGTTCGCCAAACTCCTGAACCATTATCAAAACTAGATCAATTCTATATTGCAAAGCATGAAATGTTTAGAGCTGCACGCAAGGCTGGATTTAATGAATCCTGTGCGCTTTACCTAATGGATAATCCTGAGTCGATGCCTGACTGGATCGTGGGCGACAAAGGAATAATCCCAACTATCCCAACTCCAGATGAGGATGACGATTAAGCGATACTTAGTAATAAGTGATTTGCAAATTCCATACCACCATGAAGCAGCTGTAAAGAATGTCATTAAACTGGCAAGGCGTGAAAAGTTTGACAGCGTTTTATGTGTTGGCGATGAGATCGACTTTCAAACCATTTCTAGATGGGCTGAGAAAACACCTTTGGCTTATCAACAGACCCTTGACGCAGATCGTAAAGCTACTCAAGACATTCTTTGGGCATTAACTGAAAATGCTAAGGAAGCGCATATTGTTAGATCAAATCACACAGATCGCTTATACAACACACTCTTAAAAGTTCCGGGCTTAATCAGCCTACCTGAATTGCAATACGCCAAGTTCATGGATTTCGATAATTTAGGCATCACTTTTCACAAATCATTTTTTGAGTTTGAAAAGGGCTGGTTGCTCGGGCATGGGGATGAAGGAAACTCTAATCCTAACGCTGGCTTAACTGCCCTAAATCTCGCCAAAAAGGTCGGTAAGAGCGTTTTAATTGGGCATACCCACAAGTTGGGTCTATCTTCGTTTTCTGAGGGCTTAGGAGGGCAATACAGGACGATTTACGGTATAGAATCCGGCAACTTAATGAACAAAGCGAAGGCTAGTTACACAAAAGGCATCGCCAACTGGCAAATGGGCATAGTTATTTTAGACTGGAATGGCAAGAATATGACTCCAACACTTATTCCGATCAATAAAGATGGCAGTTTTACAGCTCTTGGAAAGTCGTATGGGTCTTGAGACCGATTATCGGGATAGGACGATTGATGACCATATCGATGATCTTGAGGATCTTGGCGTTATCTAATCGTTATAAAACACGCCGTAAATAACTAACTGAGTGTCCTTGCTTTAAGTCATACTTTCTGTATCAGGCAACCGCTTGATATTAGGGAGCGAACATGGAAATAGTAGGATACGGATTTATTATAGGCTGTTTAATTGGAGCAGCTTTATATTTCTGGGATGAACACCGAAAGTCAGAAATTTACGATAATGGCTATTATGCCGGTAGAGCTGCTGGATGGAAGTCTTGCATAGATCATCAAGCCAAAATCCAAAAACTTAAATTAGAGCAGGTTTTTGATTATGACAAAAACTGAGGATCTGTTAAATGAAGTCATTGCTACGATCCAAGAGCGTGGAAGTGTCTACGGCCATCCATACTATAATCACAAAAGAATTGCTGGATTGTGGAGTGCATATCTTGATTTCCCAATCACACCACACCAAGCTGCTTTATGTATGGCGTTGGTCAAGGTTTCTAGGCTTACTGAAACTCCAGATCATTACGACTCAGTTAAAGACTTTATCGCCTACGGAGCTATCTATCGGAATGTGCTCGAAGCAGTCCAAGACCAAGATTTTGAATGGAAGGAATAATGTTTAACTTAGACAATTATGAAACAGTAGAATCGAGATTGGAAAAATGGCATGAGAAAT